ATTGTTCTAAACGTTACTTAGGCCAGGGAAAAGATGAGGCTGCTCTTTATGCAGCCGCAAAAGAATGGGGTGTTGATGCTAAAGCAGAAATGTATAAACTTCCTGCAATGTATGTTGGCTCCTACGCTGAAAAAGATGCAGAATTAACTTATAAGTTGTGGCAAGAATTAAAAAAAGAGATTGCACATCAAGATATTCAATCCATTTGGCAATTAGAATCGGATTTATTTCCATGTCTTGTGGACATGAGGTTTCTCGGGGTACGTGTAAATCAGGCACAAGCCGAGAACGAAAAGAAAACGTTAGTAGAACAAGAGAAAAAATTACTAACAGAAGTAAAAAAAGAAACAGGAATCGATGTACAGATCTGGGCCGCACGATCCATTGCTCAGGTTTTTGATAAACGTAAACTTACGTATGATCGTACCATCAAAACACAAGCGCCAAGTTTTACTAAAAATTTCCTAACTCATCATCCTGATCCAGTTGTTAAAAAAATTGCTAACGCGAGAGAGATTAATAAAGCCCACACTACATTCATTGATACTATTTTAAAACATACGTACCGAGGCCGGATCTTTGCAGAGATCAATCAACTTCGTGGTGATAATGGAGGAACCGTAACCGGAAGATTCAGTTATGCCAATCCAAATCTCCAGCAAATTCCTGCACGCAACAAAGACCTTGGACCACGGATCAGATCTTTATTTGTTCCTGAAGAAGGATGTACCTGGGGTTGTTTCGATTACAATCAACAGGAACCACGTCTCGTTGTACACTATGCTGCACTGCAACAAATGTATGGAGTAGATGACGTAGCAGAATCTTATAAAAATGCAGACGCAGATTTTCATAAGATTGTTGCGGACATGGCAGGCATTCCTAGATTCCAAGCTAAAACAATTAATTTAGGATTATTTTATGGGATGGGAAAAAATAAATTACAAGCAGAACTTGGAGTGAGTAAACTTAAAGCGGAAGAATTATTTAGGGCATATCATGCTAAGGTTCCTTTCGTTAAAATGTTAATGGATGCTACCATGAGACGTGCTCAAGATTCAGGAAGAATTAGAACGCTTCTTGGAAGACTGTGCAGGTTCCATTTATGGGAGCCCAATCAATTCGGGATTCATAAGGCATTGCCTCACGAAGACGCGCTCAGGGAACACGGACCAGGGATCAAAAGAGCCTATACTTACAAAGCTTTAAATAAATTAATACAAGGATCCGCTGCAGATATGACAAAAAAAGCAATGTTAGAATTATATAGAGCAGGAATTATACCCCATATCCAGGTCCATGATGAACTGGACATTTCTGTCAAAGATGATAAACAAGCGAAACAAATAGTGGAAATCATGGAATCTGCTGTTGGACTTGAAGTCCCTAATAAGGTAGACTACGAGTCAGGAAAAAACTGGGGAGATATAAAATAAGGAGGAAACATGGAAAAAGTAAAACAACTATGGGCATTAGCATTAGCTCATAAAAAAATATCAATAGCAGTAGCTGTTGTAGTAGTTATTTTAATTCTCGCAGCATTCTAAAAACCCACATTAACTGGAAGATTTAACAAATTCTTCCACAATTATGGAGGACAGATGCTTAAAAATTGGTGGAAAAAATTTGTCAAGTGGTTCTGGAAAGACTACTATAAGTAATTATGACGGAAAAAACCTGTAAAAAATGTGGACACTTGTGTCATTGCATTGAAGCCGATCACGAGGG